TTGATAAACAGGGGTTTGAGGTTAATCGCCAACTGGTACTTTCCAGGAAAAGCAAATTCAGGGTACTCTTCCACAATGTAGTTGCATCCCACAGATTTGCACATGTTGATCCACGTATCAATCATATCTTCAAACTTGGTAGCCTCGTGCTTCACCTTTCCCTCGGCCTTCATACGGATCTCGTTCTGCTTCATTCCCTCCGATACCCGCTTCTGAATATCAGGGCGGGCCAGAATGGAATCAACCTTCTTCCTGTCGTATTTCAGCGGATACTTCTTGAGAATAGCGATACGACGCTCCTTCGAAATCTCGTAGAATTCACGTTCCTCATCAAACATGCCATCCGCAATCGCTTTTTCAATCGCCTGTTCCTCTTCCTCTTCTTCCCGAATCTCTTCAATGATTTCTTCCTTGATCTGCTCAATGAACTCGCCCGTGCAGGCATAGTTCACACGCTTGCCATCCTTGATCGCTTGATCGGTGGTCTCGTCACCGAAACGGAGGTAGTTCTTGTTTGCGTTTCCGCGTCCCCACCAGTACGTGCACACTACAAACTTGCTCTTGGGATTCACAATCACCTGCTTGAGCTTGTGGGACTTGATGATAGCCTGGTAATCCATCTCGGGGACCGCCGCAGGGGCTGGAGCTGGAGCAGGGGTGTCGGCACCCGCGGACTGAGCCTGTTCTTTACGAAATTTACGAGGTGTGCGGGGCTTCTTCCCCCTTGTCTGTGCCATTATTCATAAGTAAAGAATTCTATCTTGTTGGTTTTCATCATGCCCAGTTTCAGAAGACGCTCATTGTCTCCAAAGGCTGAATTATCAAACACTTCACGTGTCTCAGGGTCGTAGAGGAACACGAACTCCTTGACCTTGATACGCTGAAGACGGCGCGATCGCTTCATCACGTTGCGGAGATAGGAAGCGTCGCGTTCATCTTTCTTGATATCGGGATTTGAGGCCAGATCTTCAGCTTTCACGGAACTATCAAAGCGAAGACACTGCAGCAAGGGCTTCTCGCGACCGTGAAGTTTGCGATGAATCTCGCAGTCCACGGCGGCCTGTTTGATGAGACGCGTAATACCGCTGGTAATCCTCTCCTTTTCGTAAGAAATTTCATAGAGAAACTCGTCGGATGTCATAAAAGCTTCGGGGGCACGACCAGCTTCTTTCATATCGTACTTCTTGGGAGCCGTATCAGCACGACGAGTGGACACAATATTGAATCCTGTAGACGATTTGGCCTGAGCATCGGTGAAGACGGAAATATAGTAGGAAATGCGGATCGTTCGCTCTTCTACAGGAACAACTTCCACATTCACAGTTCCACCCGCACCCAGAGTCTGGCGAGTGGCGTGGGAACACAGGCGAATACCGCGACCCATCACCTGATCTGTACGTGCAGGATTCCAGTGCGGTTCGGAAATGTGGATACGACGAACATTTTTTAAGTTAATACCTTCAGCACCCGACGCGGTAATCATCAGGACACAAAGCAGTTTCTCACCGCCGCGTTTCAGAATACTCTCTTTCATAGATTGTACGTGTTCAGGATAAACAGACTGCAAGGTCCGATAATCTTCATTGAAGATATGGAGCATGATCTCCTTGACCTCCTTCTTCTCTTCGCCTGTATAGAACGCGTATGCGGGCTTCTTGGGGTCTAGAGTAGGATCTTCCACGTACTTTCCATCAACTTTCACGATACGGTAAGGTTGGTACCCATTCGCATCCAAGATTGCGGAGATAATTCCAAGTCCCTCTAGTTTGCGGTAGTTAGAGTAGATGAGTTGGTTCACTGTTCCTGTTTCCTTAATATTGGCCAGCATCTTCAGCATTTTTGGGGAATACGATTTCAGTCCTTCCTCACGGAGATACTTGTCGGGATCTAGTCGCAGTTTCTCGAGAACAGCGGCTTTATCATCGTCGGTACCAGCAGTATCTTCGTTTGTTTCCTCTGTACTTCCACGCAGATCGGAGGGAACAGCGTAGTTGCATACGAGACGCGACATCACGCGATAGGTAGAAAAATCTTGGTTGAGAGAACTGGGTCCTTTGGCTGATTTACGAGAATCCATCTGAATCTCCTTGTGCCGCATTTCCAGGTAGCGATTAAACTGTTCGTCGGACATCTCAATTTTCTCAATCATCTTGTCGTCGTCCGTCCGTTTCGGAAGCATGCGTTCATCGCTGCCCTTGTAGTAGGACACGAGACCCTGAATACGTTTCTGGAATAGCATAGCATTCTTGACATCAAGACCGTCAATGAACGTATTTACAAATTCGGAGAAGTCGGTAGGTAGGCACTCAAGAGCTTCTTTCTGAATGTATTCGCGAGCCGCCAAAACTCCGCCAGGGAACTTATCGGCAAACGATTTCCGCAGTCCATCCACCCAATCTCCAGCCGTCTTGGACGTCACAGTCTCATCATACTTCACGGCAATACGATCTCCTGCCTCGTTGTAGATAGACTTGAAATGGTTAGGATTACGAGTCACCATAATCAAGCGCTTCACGCTGTTGAATTCAATAGTATCAACTTCAGGAATGGCTTTGAAAAAGGTCTTCATTCCTGCTTCGTCCCATGTAGGCAACTCTTTCACAGGAATCATGAGGCGCTCAATAGGTCCACGCAGCAGGTTAAGGAGAAAGGCGATTTCGTTGGGGCGATTGATGAGAGGAGTTCCCGAAAGAGCCACAACCTTACAATCCTTGGCGTAGTAGATAGCATCGTAAATCCGCCGACCAATATCGGATTTGTTGATGGCACGTGAAATCAAGTTGTGTGCCTCATCAATGATCACGACACTGTTCTCAAATGTCTTGGACTCTTTTGGATCATCTTCAGGAATCAGGGCTTTCACGCTTGTTCCGTTGAGACCGTTGTAGTTAATGAAATTGTAGCGAGAATCAATGAGGTCTTCAATCTGAGCATCAATGCCTTTGCGTGTATCGAGAGGAAGCGTATTGTAATTGGAGGCTTGATTGGGAACAGTGACAAAGTATCGTCCCTGAGATTTCAGGAACTCGTCGGAAATACCCATGGCAAGAGCGGGTTGCTTATCGGCTTCTGACCGCAGAGTCCGTGTCTCCCAGAAATTGTTCTGGGTATAGATTGGGTCTCCGCACTTCCTGATTTCCTGGCGAAAGTTGCTCTGAAGAGAGGCGGGGAGAAGGACAAACACTTTCTTGGTGGAGAGCAGGGATTCAGCCACACCAATAGCCGAGCAGGTCTTTCCTGAACCAAGACCGTGGTACACAAGCAGCCCACGATAAGGACTTTCTAGAAGAAGGTAGTCTCGCACGAGTTTCTGGTATGGCAGGAGTTCACGAGTGGTTTTGGATGATGTCTGCTGGAGACACAGATCTACACCTTCATCGTCAGCTGACGGGTCGTTGCGGTATTTCAAGTATATTCGTGCGATGTAGTCCGCAAATGCCTTGCGGGTAGGCAGAACGAACGCCATTGTATGGAGAACGTAAATAAAATACGATCTTCATACAATGAATTTGGACAGCGATCCTCGAGTATGGATGCTTACGATCTACCTCTTCCTTGTCTCTGCGCTCCTCTACTTCCGCCCTGCCTTGGTCTTTGACGGAGGAAAGGTGAGGGAGTTCGGAACAGGACGGCGAGGAGCCACCGTTTTCCCGCTATGGTGGTGGATTATTTTGCTGGCGGTTGCTTCTTATCTGATCGTTCACTTTTGGATACAACCGTGACCGCGGGAGTTGATTCCTGAGCAGCCTTGATTGACCGATCGTGTTCGACTTGACGATCCAACATATTCTTCTTAAATCGAGCAACTTCATCAATGCTGGCTATACAGACAGCCTTGTGAGAGTTATAGGACAGTCCGTAGATTCCCGCAATACATCCCAGGGCAATCACGTATCCTACCGACACCCACCCTGCGTTGACAGGGTTGGAGTCAAACATCATATAGAATCGGTCAAAATACTGACGCACAATTTCGAACGTGCGAATGATAAACCACGCAAGAGTCGGATAAATTGCCCAAATAGCTCCTTGAACCGCATTGGCCGATGCATCAACTTTCTCGCAATCATAGAATGTCGCAGCAGCAGAAAACCCAAATCCAAGTAGGAAAAAGAATGCGTAGATGGCGCACCCAAGACCAAAAATAATCAGTCCTTCGCGTGGCGTATCAATTGCGAAGATAGCCATGACGTGTCGTCTTATTACTCTTTCGGAAGACGAACTTCAACGGTTTCCGCAAGGTTGGACAAATCGTTCAGAAGTTGAAGTCGTTGAATGTAGTGTGGACGACTGAGACCAGCGCAATCGGCAAGCGTCTTCCATCCAATGGCCGAGATCTCTCGCTTCTGCATCGTAGTAAAGCGCTGGTGAATGTCAACGGAGGCAGGATCTGTCAGGACGGCGAGGAAGTACTTGTGACGGTAGAGGACATTGTTTGTTCCATGAAACGTTTCTTCCAACTGAAGACCTGATACGACCGTATATGCCGAGCGAGAAATGTTTGTTTCCTCAAAGAATTCCCGCTCCGCACATCCCTGGTCACTCTCGCATTTTAGGCGACGACCTTTGGGGAATCCCCACTCAGGTTCCGTATACACAGAATTCACTTCGTCAATAATATTTTTTACCGCATCAAATTTCTCCTTCGCTGCCCGCATCTCGTGGTCGTGACGATCCGAATGGTTCCATAGTCGAGTCCACAAGCTTTCAAATCCCTCTGTTCGAAGTCGGGCAATCTCTGCTTGGGTCATGTGTTCAAGAAGCATTCGGGCATAGGATGTATCGTACGGATCAAACTTCCCTCTCACGAAGTCTGTGTAAGACATACTGTCCTTGCGCCGCACCATGAGGACTTCCAAGTAGTTTGGAGGTATTGGAAGCGATGATGGCGTATTCGGAGAACGTAAGTTTCGTAATAGTAAGATTCCGCACGAAAGGATCGGTTCTCGACATTCGCGGAATGTATGTCCTCGTTGACCGCAGTTATTACAGAAGATTGTGGGGGTAGTCATTACAGTTACTCTACTCTCGGGATAGACAATTCGTCTTCCGTTTTTACCTCTTCTATCAATAATAAGAATAGCATGAGCGGCACGCCAAAGGTTGTAAAGCCTTCTACTGGACCCGCTGGAGGGGTTTCCGTGACAATCATGGACAATGGATTCGTCATCACAACTGCTGTCGTTGGTGTAGCCGTTCTTGGTCTCGGTTACTATTACTTTTTTCGTTCCGAGGACCCCTTTACAACGCGTCTTACATGGTTTGCGATGACAGTATCGGCGGTTGCGCTCCTCGCCTACGGTATCTACTTTATTTACTCGGGCGTCACAGGTGGCTCTTCGACTGGAAACCTTGCTCCCGCTGTCGGTGTAAACCCCACAACGGCGAACTCGGGCAACGGTCTCGTAGTTCCTGGCTCTTCGCTCCCTGTGGCCGCTGGAACAAGTGGTGCAAACTACGGCATGCAGTGGTGGATGTATGTCCAGGACTGGAACTACAAGTTCGGTCAGGCGAAGGATGTTCTGATTCTCGGATCGCCTGGCGACGCCAATCCCCACGTCTACCTTGATTCCGTTGACAACACTCTCTCTGTCCTCGTGAACGTTATGTCGGGCGCATCGGGTGCATCGGGAAGCACGACTCCCGCCCCTGTTGGATCGGACGGAAGCGCAGTGGACGATAAGTTCACGTGCAAGGTCAAGAACATCCCGCTCCAGACTTGGTTCTCGGTCAGCATCTCCGTCAACGGTCGTAACGTCGACATCTACCAGGATGGTCTGCTTGTGCGCTCTTGCCTGCTTCCTGGCGTTCCCAAGACGGCGTCGGGCGATCTTGTGCTTATGGGCAGGGGCGGATATTCTGGAAACCTTGCGGGACTGTATGCCTATGGTCGTGCCTTGACCCCGTCAGACGCCATGGCCTTCTTTGCAGCTGGCCCCCCTGCGGCCGCGCTGGCTGCGACGTCGGCGGCGGTTGCGTCAATGCCGAGCGGAGGATACAATGTAAAACTCGCCCTCGTAGATACTGCTGGACAGGAGATAAACAAATACACGTTCTAAGATAATAATGGAGATTCGGACCATCTTAGTGTCATTGATGACACTCGTTGTCATCGGAATCGTGATTCTTGTTCTCTATCAGTATTTCTACGGAAGCGGAGCGGGAGGCGCACAGGGTCTTTCACCTATTCCTAAGGAGATTCTCATTGTAGGACCTCTGCAGAATGGCCAGAATTTTACGGAGGTAGATGCTGCGATCCCTCTCTCCCTGAACGAGCGGGAAGGTATAGAGTTTTCGTATGCAGGCTGGATCCAGGTCAATGATTATGCTCCTCCCACCAAGAACCCCATTGTCTTCACCAAGGGCGACGTGGCTGGCTCACAGAAGTCTCCATCGGTCACCCTGAACAGCGGGCGCAATGAATTGATCGTCGAGCAGGATACATATGAGAAGGGTCGTTCTGCTCGTATTGTGATTTCCAATATGCCTGCAGATAAACTGATTCACCTAGCGATCTGTGTGAATCAGCGTTCATTTGACATCTACGTTAACGGACTTCTCTACTCTCATACCTCTCTCCACGCCCTGCCGATGCAGAACTCTCACCCAGTCTTCATTGGTGCAAATGGAGGCTGGAATGGACAGATTGGAAGCCTCACCTACTTCAATTACGAGCTGTCCGCAGAGAAAGTCCACGCCCTGGCCAACACGGCCCCAACACAAAGCCCGAACAGTATGCCGTATTACCCGAACTTCCTCAGCTCGGGCTGGTGGGTGACGACTCATCAGAGTTAACTTAAGACTTCGTGACCATCTGAATCTGGCCTACACCTGTATTCGCATTGTCTTGCGCATCATTTGCCCGATTTTCAAGGTTTTTTACACGCTGGTTCAGACCAGCCAGTTGGAGGGTACAACCGTCCATTACTGGCATCTGTCCAAACCTAAACGTTTCGCGCTGTTGATTGGTGAACGCAACCAACACTGCGATAGCAAGACCCACAAAGACAATGGGTAGATATTTATCAGCTTTCATTATTACTCCTCGTCAGGAATATCTGGATACTCCTGCTCAATCTTTCCAATACGGCTGGATATATCCTGAATATATCCACCGCTTCCAAGCTTGGCAATTCCTGCCTTCACCTGCTTCATGCTTTCGTCAGGGGATAGAGGAGGAGTCTTGATAGTTTTCAATCCCTCGCGTTCAGGGCTGGGCAGGAGGTAGAGAAGTATCATGGCCGCAAGGATGAAAAGAATGACAAGGTAGATATCATACTTCTTCCCCATCTTTATTCTTACGAATCAATAAAGAAAAGATGTCAACATGTCAGATTGGATATGGTCTTGGCAAGGACTCAAATGCGAACTTTGTTAATCAGCTCAGGAATGCGTCGGATGTGACAGCCATGCTTAAGCGTGAGGGAATCAAGCGGAATTACCAGGTAGGTTCCCCAACTCTCGGAAAAAACATTGATCCAATCGGCGGAATTCCCCACAGCGATCTTCTAGCGATGGCGTATACACCAATGTCGGTGGGTCCGTCCAATGCTATGACACCTCGTGCAGGATACATGGGATCGTGTACCCCTTGTGTAAACTTATCGTATGCACCGTTCAGCATTTTACGAGCCTCCCTCAGTCTTGTCCGCTACTAACTCCGTCTTGAGCGGAACAGTTTTCATCGTCTTCTTGAGACTTTCACGGACACGGACTTTCTGGGTCTTGTCAAGCTGTCCTGGTTTGTACGTAAAGAAGAACTTCATGAACTCGTCTGATTTCTTCGGTAGAGATTCGCGCAATTCGCCCGTATGACTTTTCATTTCCACGAGTGTTTCTTGATGTCCCAGACAATCTAGGGGAGTCAGGAGTTTATACCGCCGTTTTGTGGATGCAGCCAAATCCATCAAACGCTGGCAAATACAGATAATACGGTTCTGGTCGTATCCCTCAATATAGTGGGCGTCGGCGTAGACAAACGCAAAGAAGAACTGGAGAAGGGTCGGGATAGACGCTACCTTCATTCCACTGCGGAGTTGGTGGTAACTGTGGCACGCATTGGTCTTAAATACGCGGCAGTACACAAATCCGTTCGAACCTTCAATATCTGCATGCTCGGGGAGAAGTTCAGCATATGCAGGGTGTGCGTGAGCTTTGGCGTCACGACCTGCAAAGATTCCAGTAAATACCTTGACCGCCATGTCATAGTTGTCGGGAGTTGCCAAGATATCGATGGGAACTTCCCATACGTTTGTTCGTTTGCTTGAGTGTAGATTGGCGGCATGTAGTCCTAGAAGAATCAGGGACTTTGTCTGGAGAACACGCTCAATCGACTGACGCTCAGTATCAGTCACCTGCGTAGGATCCTTCTCTTTATGCGGTGGGCAGCCCACTGGGTAATGCTTGTTCAGCAACATAAGGCGATCATATACCTTGGACCACCGAGAGACATCACCTCGTGGTCGGGATAGTTCAAGATACATCGACATGCGCAGAAAATTAGGAGATACGTAATGGATTCCTTCCTTGACAATATTCTCTTTCCATAAGCGCTTGAAAATTGCGGGATCGAGATACGTGATATCGGCAACACCTGTAAAATCGACAAACACCTTGAATGTCAAGAGATGTGCGCCAGGTTTCACTTCAATGCTCTTGAATCCCTGCGAATGAAAGATGTCCGCTAGTTCCATGGCGTGAAGTTGGGGCTGTTCACTGTAAAAATCGTAGTCGGGAATATCATAGTTTGGATCATAGAACTTGTCTGCTTTGACTGGAATCAGGTTATTGATAGCGGTTCCACCGTAGCACAGAACGCGACGCTTCTCAATAAACTCACGAACCGTATGAAGAATTTTCTTAATGCCAGGATCATTGGCCGCGTCGTACGCTATACGATTTTCGGCCTTTTCAATTAAGTCCTTATCCATTATATTATGTCCGACAAAATGGATTAGAAGCGAACGTTCTTTTTTACTACCAAGAAGTAAGATGTCGGATACTAAGCGTCTTACACAGCGTCGTAGAACTAAGAGCGGAGAAGCCGCGCCACCGCCGTCCCCGTCCGACAATAAGAAGAATTCCCCAAAAAACAAGAAGTACAATTTGCGCAGCAATCAACAGTCCAAGAAGAAAGATGATGATAATGTGAGATGGGTCGATGATGATACTCTGTTTGACGACTACAAATCCGCCGATGACTCGTCGTATAAGGGGGAGGATGAGACAGATGAGTCTGAATCCGATGGCGAGAATGTGAAGATGGTAGATGCCACCAAGATGACTACGACTACGACTACGACTACCAACGAAGCAACCCGCCAAGTCCACGGAATCACGCTTCCTACGAACATGCCTGTATCCGTCAAGATTCATCTTCATGCCCGCGTTGATGACGACGAAGAGGAGGACGACTATGATGAGGACGACGAAGATGACGATGAGGACGACGAAGATGACGAAGATGACGAGGATGGGTTTGATGAGGACAGTGAAGAGATCCCTTCATCATTTATCCAGCACATTCTCGGTCGTCGGTTGATGTCTGGGGGCGCAGGTCGTCAGCCCGTTCTCATTATTCAGGGAGATGACAACGAAGATGGTGATAGGAGGAAGGGAAAAAATAAGGAGAAAGAGGAGGATATTCCCCTCAAGCTGTCGCGGAAAGAGCGTGAATACTTCGAGGATCTCACGAAGAAGATGCGGAAGGATGTCACGAAAAAGATGGTGACCATCTCGAAGATGATGAATGAGTCGGATGTTCCTTATAAGTTCAGGGTTCTGGAGATGGATACAACTCCCAAGATCCAAAGTGAGATCATTCGCAAGATTGATGCGATCACACGCATGGGTCCTGATAGTGGCGAGGCTCAGAAGCTGCGTAATTGGGTGGACGGTATTCTGCGAGTCCCCTTTGGTAAGCAGATCTCTCTACCTGTCACGATGAAAGACGGTGTCGAAAAATGCTCGACGTTCTTGAACGAAGCGCATGCAAAGATGGAAAAGGCGACCTATGGAATGACCTCGGCCAAGACACAGATCATGCAAGTTCTCGCCCAGTGGATTTCCAACCCTGAGTCTGTCGGTAATGTCATTGCGATGCGCGGATCAGCAGGTGTAGGTAAGACCTCGTTCGCCCGCAACGGTATTGCAGGTGTCCTCCAGCGCCCATTCATGTTCTTCTCCCTGGGCGGTGCTTCCGATGTCTCCCACTATGTCGGTCATTCCTACACGTACGAAGGATCCATGTGGGGCCGTATCATTGATTCCATCATTCAGTCAGGATGTATGAACCCTGTCCTCTACTTCGACGAGCTGGACAAGGTCTCGGGAACCCCCCACGGCGAAGAGATTACCTCTATGCTGATCCACCTCACCGACCGTTCCCAGAACTCGCAGTATCACGACCGATACTTTGCAGGCATTGACTTTGATCTGTCCCAGTGCTTATTCGTCTTCTCATTCAACGACGAGTCACGTGTCCATCCTGTATTGAAGGACCGTATGCGCGTGATCAATGTCCCAGGATACAATGATAAGGAGAAGAAAGTCATTGTAGCCAACTATGTGTGGCCAGAGATCCTGAAGCATGCAGGAATCGCTCGCGAAGATCTTTCGGCCGATGAAGAGGCGGCAGAGTATATCATTAAAGAGTACTCGAATGGTGAGGAAGGTATGCGCAACCTGATTCGGGTGGTAGAAGCTGTGGTGTCCCGCGTGAATCTGATTCGCATCTCCGACGAGGCTGCAGCCAAAGCATACAAGTTCTATATCCCTGTGAAGTTTCCGATGAAGCTGCAGAAGAAGCAGGTGGAGACACTTCTCGCTGACTTCAATACGACTCTGCCCGAACACTGGCGTTCATTGTACACGTAAACTTCTAGTTCGTCAAGACAAATAGGATGTCGCTCAAGGATGAGGCACAGTTCGCCAAGCGCCACATCCGTAATCGTTTTTCACTGATGGTTCTCCCCCACGTCTCTGAGGGAATTTGGTCGGTCTACGAGAACGCCAAGACTATTTGCGAGAAGAACGACCAGATGGATCAGGTTCTCAAGACATTCCAGAATCTCCTGACTCGTATTCCTGTTTGGACCGACGAGGTTCTCCAGGCCGAGGTCAAGCGCATTGTGGCAGCATCCAAATGTTCGTATCTTGAGGAGCTGCTCACGGGCGTTCTCCTCACCTACCTCCGTGCGTTTGCGGCTATCCAGTATCGGTCTACCCAGGACAGTGTAGAGGTAGAGTTTGAGCGCCCTCCCCTACCCCGCTTCCTGCACGAGTATTACAAGGAGGTGGCTCGGCGGTGCTGGGAGCATGCTTACCTCTTTCGCACGATTGGTGTCCCGACAGAGCAGCAGGCACGTAATCGTAAGCAGATTGACGATATTCTAGATTCGGCGTTTGATACGGTTCTTGACTCCTTTCTCCCGTGGCAGTCCATTGTGAACACCTACTTCTCCGTCCAAGATGCCCCTGCTCCCTCTGCCGCCGACGTGATTCAGCCAGCTGAGTCGGTGGTCCCTGCTTCTGCCCCTACCCCTACCCCTGTCGCCGAGACTGAAAAGAAGGCCGTTGCGTTTGAGGCGGATGCAGATGCCGAGGACGACGACGACGAGGATCTAGACGAGGAAACAGACGATGAGCATCCGAAGATTCATCTGTCGGATGAGACCTTGGAACTGGATCTTGGTGCAGATGATGATGAGGAGGAAAAGAAAAAGAAGAAGTCCGAGGAGAAGAAGGAGGATGATAGTGAAGTGAATCTGACTCCTGAGGAGGGTGAGGGGCTCGTTCTAAAAGTATAAACAAACCCACTTGAAAGTATCAAATAGATAGAGAATGCTCGACACGAATCTATTCATTATGATTGTTGTCGTTGCGGTCGCCGCGGTTCTTGTGTACATTGTGGAGCGTTATACCAAGAAGAAGCCAGTAGAGTGGGCCGATGCCGCTAAGGTTGGTCTCCTTTCAGGGGCAGGTGCGGGTGGACTTCTGTATGCTGTTGGCGGGGATGTTGAGGCCGTGGTTACGTCCACGGTCACAACAGCCTCTACTGCCGTTCAGGATATGTTCGTTGGTAAGCCCAGTTTTTGACGCCTTAAAACTACTTCTTTGTAGATTATAAATGAACTGGCTTATGTTCGCGTTCACCGCCGTCCTGTTCTACGCCTTTGTCCCTGGTGTTCTCGTCCGTCTACCCCCTGGCGGATCCAAGATGGTTGTTACCACTGTTCACGCCGCCCTCTTTGCCCTTGTCCTCTGCTTCACTCGCCGCACTGCCGAGTCGTACCTAGGCCGTGAGGGAATGGACACCAAGAAGACGAAGAAGGTGGACACTGACGAGGACGACAAGGAGAAGAAGGACAAGAAGGACTAAATTTAAGGTTCAATAAACAAACTTGATTCGCCTGCGGGCGGCTTACCCTCAAAGAGATAGGGAGTACCAAACTTCTCTACCTGTTTCCGAGGAACTGCTGTGTCCCGACAATACCGAGCAATGGCCTTGTACAACTGGAACCCACGATACCGTTCCGACACATCGCCCTCTGCTACATTCTTGAACAGAATCGAGCGGCCATCAGGAAGAGTGAGCCACGACATCAGCATCGTGTAGAGCGGATTGCCCTTATATTCCTCCGACGGTCCATGAGGGAAACAGTCAAAGAACATTGAGGTCGCTAGACGTACTAAATCAAATGAGGGGTTGGGCTTGACTTCGGGATACTTGGAATTGTAGAATGGAGCAATATTGTACTGCCCCCCCGCCTCCTCTTCCTGATGAAACTGGTCAGACATAAAGAACTTCGACTCCTTCATTTTCGGCAACTTCACAGAAAAGGTTGCACGATCAAAATCAATAATCTTAATGAGTTTTCCGTATGTGGGAACACGATACGTCTTTCCACCGACTCCGTAGTAGAAATACTCTTTGTCTGTAGGAACATACATGACATTCATGATATGAAGATCGTTATGAACAAATCCAAATGTACGCTGGGCAAACGTTAGTGCAAAAATCACCTGGGCCATCCACGCACACCGCTTATGCAGTTCGGGGTTTTCCTTGAACAGTTTGTACATCGTTCCCTCACACTTCTCCATGACCGTCACTTGGATGGGAGCATCCTTGAAGATGGCGTGTGCAAACGCCTCATCCTCTTCTGGCTCAGAAAATCCGTCTGCGCTCTTGTCTTCGTCATCATCTTCATCATCATCAGAGTCGCTCTCTGAACACGACCGAACGTTAAAAATGTAGTCTGTCGAACAATCATCTGTGCTTTCCAGATCTCCAGAGTCTTCGTGATCGTGTTCATGTCCCTGTCCCTCATCATCTGCATCATAATTTGAAGGGATAATAGGAACAGTAGACGAAGGTGTGGGAATAGGTTCAAGTTCAGTGGCTCCCAGATCAATGTCTTCGGAAGGACAGTCGGCAAACTGGAGAACGGGAACTTCAGGTTTGCGTAGACGCAGCTCAAAGAAGTGGCCAATATTCTGCGAGAACCACGGACGATCACACAGATCCTCGTAATCGTCGGAAATATCCAGGACGTGCCGCTCAGCAACTCCCGAAAAGACTCCATACACACGAGGAAAATGCGCACACACCGACTCCGACAGAACAAGCGAGGCAAGCGAGCCAACGTATCCTGCGTTATACGGAGACTGGATACGCAGAGGTTCAGTCGCTACCTCGCCTACATTCGGGAGACCTGTTCCCGCATACTCCCCATGCATGACTCGGTAAGCAGAATACAACATTGTCTTCTTCAAGTGAACGGGAGTTTCTGAACCACCCGCATAGACGGAAGATTCGCCCGTGATTGTTTGGATAGGTACTACCGCCTTGATTCCGTAATGGTGCGGCAGGCGAACATCCAACTTAAACAACTTCTCGATCGAAGGAAAGAAAGGCTGGAGGCGGCGAAGACCCCAGTATTTCTGTGCCTGTTCTTGCAGTCCTTGAATATTCGAATACTTATGGACATCCAATGGACTATTGGTTGTCCGTAGATCCGATACAGGTTTAGGCATTTCAACCGATTATGTTTACTTCCTCTCTTTTTGCTCCTTGCTATACCGCAGCGTTCCGTCCAAAATAGACCCCTCGGCGGGGAACAGGAAATCAAAGTATGCCCCCAGGAAGGTATCAAAGATATACTTGAGTTTGTTGGTGAGATCCCCGAGAAAAATGAACATGGCGAACATGAAGAAAAGGCCCGCAGTGTAAGAATCCACAAAATTCTCTAATCCCCTGCGAACAGGGATGATGGGAGCGGATACGTTTATCGAATACACTAACCAGAACGCAACAATACCGATAATAGCTATTTCCAATGATACATCAAAGACCTGATACGACATTCCCTTCTGTTCCCACTCTTTGTTTTTGTCATTGTACACATCAAACAGGTAGTAGAGAACATAGGATAGTAACGCACCAGCAACGGTATAGAACACCGAAAAGATCGCAATGTTTCCCGTGACCCGTGCAGCGTCACCTGATGTTAACTTGATGGCATGAACTGTGTATGCGTGTGTAGTTTTGGCCATTATTTATTCGTGTGAAAATACTAATACTGGTACGTATGAACTTTAATATCAAAAAGTTCAACATGGAAGTGATTAAAGAACGATGTGCGATGGATTCTAGAAAATCGCCTATGATCGTCATTATCGGAAAAAAAGATACGGGAAAATCGTTCTTGGTGCGTGATATTCTCTTTCACAACCAGGATGCATTTCCTATTGGAACTGTGATTTCAGGAACAGAGGTGGCCAACCGCTTCTTCCAAGATATGGTTCCATCCAAACTCATTCATGACAAGTACAAACCTGAAATTATCATGAACGTTATTCGTCGTCAATTAGCACTTAAACAGCAACGTAACCAAACGAACGGGTCAACGATTGATCCCCGCGCTTTCCTGATTCTTGATGATTGTTTATACGACGCCACGTGGATCAAAGAGGAATCTACCCGCTACGTGTTCATGAACGGCCGACACGTGGATCTATCCACCATGATTACCATGCAGTACCCCCTGGGTATTACCCCCAATCTTCGTACCAATGTGGATTTTGTCTTCATTCTTCGTGAGAACATTCTTGGAAATCGCCGTCGTATCTACGAGAATTACGCAGGTATGTTTCCCACCTTTGAAATGTTCTGCCAGTTCATGGACCAGTGCACCGAAAATTATGAATGCCTCGTGATCTGCAATTCCTCCTCCTCCAACAAGTTGGAAGACCAAGTATTCTGGTACAAGGCCAGTGATCACCCCCAGTTCCACATGTGTGCTGATTCTCTCTGGGTGGATAACAGACCATTCATGTCCACAATGTTAGCGGCCAACGAGTACAATCCCGATGCCCTGAATAATCGCAAGGGACCCTCCGTCTGGGTGAAGAAGGGCGGCACCTAATGTTTTACTCTCGCATGGCTCCGCATACTCGTTTACTCTCGCATGGCTCCCTCCGCGGGGTGAACTGGCTTCGCGAGATCCTGCAGCTGATTCTGCTCTGCGCGACGCTTGGCGTTCTCCTCCTTCTGTGCCTTAATCGACAACTCACGCTCCTCCGCAAAGAACAGTTCGCGGTTGGCCTCGTTCTCCTTGTACTTGCGCATGATCTCGTTGAGCTGGGAGTTCGCGTACTCCACATTCTCCATGAGATGCTCGGACGGCTCCCACGGCAGCCAGCAGCCCATACGACCGATCATCAGATTATCCTTCGGGTACTTCCGCTGGAGAACCTTGCACCACAGCTGCGCCTCCTCGTATGATGGAAACGCACGACGGACCTTGACTCCGCGGATATTGCACTGGAAACTGTTGGCCTTATCGAACGCCTCCTGGACCTCCTTCTCATGCTTGAGAAGGAAGACCTGGTACTGCTCGGGGATATCCGACTTCTTGATGTCCTCGCGATGCGTCTTCTCAAAATCGTGAATGTCCTTCATGATATCATCGATCTTGATGGAATACTTCTTGGAAATGTAGTCGGCCAAATGCTCCAGGCCCTTCACCTTGAAATCATAGTCGGTCCACTGCATGAAATGCTTAAAAAAGAAGTCCTGCTTGCGCTCAATCACCTTCTCGGGCGAGATGAACGACACAATGCAGTAGCGCTGGTTGGGGAGCTCGGGGTCCTCATCGAGGTAGTCCACCACACCGTCCTCGTCCGTCTTTGGGAGCTCAACCTTCTTGCGATCGGAGCTCATTTATACTTCCTACCACCCCTTGTTAAAACACTTTTTTCCCGCAGTATAGAACAAACAAACAAACAATGTGGGCATCGTTGGTG